AATCGATCTTGCTTCGGATTGCAAACGCCGCGCGCTCACTTGATCACCGGCCGTGACTTGACCAGCTCGCGGGCCGCGTAGAGGCCGGCCGCTTCGAGGAACAGGTTCTTCGCGTCGGTGCCGCCGTACTGGTGCATCAGCTTGGACAGGCGCTGCTGGTTGAAGTGGTGCAGGTCGAACGGGAGGTCCATGTAGTTGACGCCGGCCTCGTCGATCATGCGCCGGCTCAGCTTGCTGAACTCGCGGTTCAGCATCTCCAGGTCGCGCTGCTGCTCGGCCTTCGAGCGGTACGCACCCTCGATCCAACCCTCAGCGGTGGCTATGCTCTTGCGCAGCTGCTCGACCGTCAGGTCGCCCAGCTCCAGGCACAGATCGATGTTGAGGCGGCCCGCGGCGCGTGCCAGCTCTCGGCGTAGGCGGTAGGCCGATATCGTCTTGCGGGCGCTCTCCGCTCGGCGCCGTTGCTTCCACTCCTTTTGGTACGCCTTGAACCTACGCTTCTTCTCCGCTGCCTTCGCTACCGGGTCTAGCGGTAGCCATACGTGCCTGCCCATGTCTAACCTCCAGTGGTTGGGTATACTCTCAGAGTAACACATGTCGAGGATGATCAGGTGATACTTTACCCCCAACGCGCGAAATGACAAAGTATCACTCTATAGAGGGTGTACAGTGCGTGCGTGCGTGCGCCCGCGTGCGCGCCCGCGTAGGGGCTAAAGTATCACCTGATCATCCCATCCACCATCTCTTGCGTCGTGCCGTCGGGCTCCTGAGTCGTGCCGTCGGGCTCCTGAGTCGTGCCGTCGGGACCACCCGAGTGCCCTACCCCGCGACGTGCTGCACTGCCGCACGATGTTCGGGCGTTTCGAATACCTCGCCGGCCCGACCAGGCCCTCGGTCGCGTGCTCGCTGGCTGCCTTGACCACGATACGGTCCTATCGTGGTCCGACCGAGCGCCCGGCTGCGTGCCGCTGCGCTATGTCCATTGACATAACGCGCGTGGTCCAGGCCGAGCGGCCGGCCGCCTCGTGTAGAACCTCAAAACCCCTATTGGATCCCACTGTAACGGTAACCTCCCCATCGTCGCGCCGGGGGGTAAAATCGTTTAGGTCCAGCGGCAAGGAGCGGAACCATCACCACCATCACAACCTCAGGCAACTATCACCACCATCACCGCAGAGCGTTTGCGCGATTTTTGCCCTAACTAAGGTGGAGAGCGCTCAAGCGTCGCCGTCGCGTCGCAGCAAAACCTCCGGGTGAACCATGACAACGAACACGACCCCGCCGGACCCCGCCGCGGCGACGATGTACACGCGCGAGAACCTGACCGCACTCTTCAAGTGCAGCCACGGCGAACTCGGCCGCCTCCTCGCGAGGAAGATGGCGCCGCTCCCGGTACGCATCGACGGCCAGATCCTCTGGCACATCGATGAAGTGCAGAACGCGACAGCGTCGGTACAGCGTACGCTCGAACGCTGGAAGAGCCGGCGATGAGCGCCGTAGCGATGAAGTCAACTAAGTCAGCCAAGAAGATTAACGGCCGCTGGACGAAGGGCGCGCAGCGCTACGATACGAAGCAGCAGGCCGAGATCGACAAGCGATATCATGAGCCGTTCGGATGGCACAACGGTGCGAAGGTGCGGCGACGATGATCACCGTGAGCGCACCGCGCGTGAAGTTTCAAGTGTGGAGCGACACGAAGCGACGCTGGCGGACGGCGTACTGCCTCATGACGATGCTCCACGAGAATCTGATCCACATGAAGGCGTACGGCATACGCGTGCGCGTCGGGGGGCATGATGAGTAACACTGTCGTGCAGAAGGCTCTCTGGCACCTCATGAGCGCGAAGTGGATCGACACCGACCCTGACTGCGACGTGATGGCGGTAGTGGTCGCCGGCAACCGCACCGAGTATGCGGTCTGCGTCTCCGGCCCCAAGAACCTGAAGACGAACGAGATCATCGACGCGCTACGCGCTGCGGCCGCCGGCCTGATCCAGGTGACGGGCGGCGACGTGTCGGTCGTCGGCTGTGAGAGTCCGGGCGCGCAGGGTGACCTGTTCGACACCGGCACGCAGCGCCCGTCATGAGCCTCTCGCCACAGGACACCCCGCCGCGCGAACTGCCACGTCCGGCGCCTGGCGGTTTCTTCACTGACCGCAGCCTACCGCAGGGTGAGACACAGATGGTGGACCCGACGCAGATGTTCCAGAACTTCTGGCGCTGCGCGCATCATCCGAGCGCGCTTGAGAATTTTGAAGCACGCCGCACGACGTGCGAGTTTGAGTGCCACTGCCAGCCCTTGCGCTGGTACCACAACGGCGTCCATCCGATGCCGAAGAGCTGGGGCGGACGCTGATTTTTTGACCGGGTGGTGAGAGACCCGCTGACGATGACGATATTTGCAGAGGAATTCTCACCATGACCTGGGGAAATTTTGGCGCCGTCTCCGGCGCGCAGCCTACGGCGGTACAGCCGGTCGGAGTTCAACCGTTCGCTCCCGGCATCGTCGGCCAACCGCCGGGCCAGGCGGGCGCCACGCTGCCCGCGACGTTTAATTCAAGCTTCGAGTCAGTGATGGCCGCGGTCTCCCGTGGCGAAGTGTCACTGAACCAGGTGATCGCCGCGGGCGGCGCCTTCACGGGCAACTCCGCCGTCGCGCCGCAGGGCAACCCCACGCTGATGCAAGCCTTCTCGCAAGGTCCGTCACAGAACGGCACGAACGGCCTGAACGGGAACGCGGCCGGCGGCGGGACCGTGAACTCAAGCTACGGCAGCGTGAACTTGGCGCCCGGCACGTTCGGCCCCTCCGGGCAGACGAACGTCGTGAACCCGAAGCTGCCGATGGGCGACCCCAGCGTAACCGCCGCGCTTGCGAATCCCATCCAGTACGGTGGCGCATGACGATCTACGTGCAGCAGGGGCCCGCAGTGGGCCAGCCCATGTCACCTTTCTTCGGTGCACAGAACGGTCTCGGGGCCACCCCTGTTATCCAGCAGCCGACCACCGCACCGACCGCGGGCGGGATGCAGGCGACCGGCGTCCAGATGTCGCTGCTCGAAGCGTGCTCGCGCGGGCTCATCCCGCGGAACGCGCAGCTCGCAACCATCGCCGGCCAGGCCGTGAGCGTCGGCATCAGCGCCCTGCAGGGCGACGGCGTGACGCTCGATGAGGCGTTCACCTCCGGCAACGGCGCGCAAGTGAACCTGGGCGTCGCGGTACCGCCGAACGCGGGTAACAACGTAGCGACCACCACCGCGGGAATCAACAACCAGGTGTTCGTCGACGGCATCGCGAACGCGAACGATTCGCTCTCGACCGGGCCGACCCCATTCAACAACGAGTCGTTAATCTCGGCGCCCCTCTCCGGCGCGACCACGACCGCGAACGTTACGCTGCTCACAGGAGTGTTTCAGGGATGACACAGTTCGGCACGCCTTACGGCACACCGCTCAACAACACCGGCTTCCAGGGCACCCAGCCCGGGAACGCCGTCGGCGCAGCTATCGTCCCCGTGATCCCCGGCGTGGGGATGTTCCCACCCAACGCAGATAACCGTAGCGGTGACACGATCACGGCCTCTATCTCGCGCGCCGCGTGCCCGGCCAACGTGCTCGACACGAACACCGGCACCCGCGACTCGCGCCCAGGCCGCACCGTCCATGAGTCGATGTCGGATGCGAACGCGACCGGCACCAGCTCCGCGATCACGACCGTCTTCGGCGGCTCGCTGAACGTCGGCCCGGCCGGTGGCGGCGGTCCCGGCGCTGGCGGCTTCAATCAGACCAACTCGCCCAGCTCGGGCGTCGGGCACATACTTCCCGCGAACGCGGACGTGAAGTCTGTGACGATCCCCGCCGCGCCCCAGTACCAAGGGTAACCGAAATGACGAACCTGCTCCCGTACTCCACCATCCAGAACACTGCCGGCGAGGGCGCTGGCGCCCCCGGCGCCGCACCGAGCGGCACAGCGCAGATGCAGGGGAACCCGCAGTCGAGCCAGATCACTCCGAACGGTAACTACCAGCCCGGCAACCAGAACGCCGTGCAGCAGTTGCTCTCGACACAGATCTCCAGCGGCAACATCTCCGCGAACTCTGTACCGACGAACGTACTGACCGCGCCGGGGACCGACTCACTCCTCGCGCAGATGTCGCGTGGTCAGGTGATGCTGACGGACACGACCTACGGTCAGTCGGCGTTCATCCCCGCGAACGGCGGAGCATCGAACCCGAACATTGCGGCCGCGACGCCGGTCGTGACGCGCGTCGCGAGCGGCTTGACCTACCCCGCCGGTCAGCAGAACCACACAGGCAACTGATGGCCGGCACGATCTCGCCCGGGCAGATCCTCACACCGAACCCGAACGTCCTGGCAGTCGCGGGCATGGGAGGCGATGTGTGGGGCGCCAACGGCGGCGGCGCGGTCGCGATAGGCGGCGGCGCGACGGACCAGACCGGCTACGTCAAGCCGGTGGCGATCACGCCGTCCGATGGCGAGACGGCGACGACCTACCTGCCCGGCGGCCCGCGCACCGTGCTCGGTCAAGAGAACGCCGCGCTGCTCTCAGGCCAGACGCCAGATAGCGCGCTCGCGAGTGGAGGCAGCAATGCAGGCTGAGCGCGGCGGGTCACTCACAGTGATCGACTACATTTTTCTCATGCAGGTCACGTACCCCGTGCTCTGCTGCTTATCCGTCTTCTTGACGGCGACGAGTTGATGCGCGCGAGCGCGAGGTAATTTTTCATGGCATTTAAAGGCGTCTTCTCAGACGATTTCTACAACGCGATCCACATCTTGCCCGCGTCCATCGCGGTCAACGGTCTGACCGCGACCGGCACCCTCGGCGCGACATCGCTGGTGGGTGCGCTTGAGGTTGACCTCGCGGTCGGTAACGGCGCCGCCGCAGCGCAGACCTACACCACGGACACGGCCGTCAACATCATCGCTGCGCTCAACAACGCGGTGGCGACGGCGTACAAGCAAGGGCTCGGCGCGTTCGCGGCGGCCGTCAACCCGCCGACTCAAGGTCTGCCGAACCTGTTCAACCTGTCGTGGACACTCACGATCTCGAACCAGGGCACGACCGCCAACAGCGTGTTTGCCGCCGGTACGGGCGTTTCGCTTGCCTCGCAGAACGCGGGCATGGCCGCGTCGCAGATTACTCTTACTGCTTCAGCGCAAACCCCGGTGATTACTCGGTATGTTGTGACTGTCACCAGTCCGACGACTGTCACATTCACGCGCGTCCAGTAAGCGCGTCTCCAACCACAAGAGGATTTTTTCACATGGGTAAATCAGAGAGCGCCAAGATGAAAGGCGAAGAGTATTTGAAGGGCCGCAAGGCCGGCGTGGAAGGCACTCACGGCGCGAGCCGGAAGGGTGTCGCAGAGAAGACGTTGCTCCCGCACTCCGATGTCAATGACAGCGGCGGCGAGAACGAGCTGAACCGCGCCGCGCGCAGCATCTACCAAGACGCGGTCCACAACCGTGGCGACAAGGACGGCGACAAAGCGCTCCTCGAGCGGTAAGTGCCGAGCGTCTCCCCCGCCCAGGCGCGCCTGATGCGCGCCGCGGCACATGGATGGAAAAAGCCAGGCGGGGGCGGCCCATCGGTCGCCGTCGGAAAAGAGTTTATGCATGCCGACGAGCGCTCCAAGAAAGGCGCGCGCTCGAAAGAGCAGCGCTCCGACCACAAGCGCGAGATGGACAGCTGGGCTGAGGGAAAATGAGCGGCATATTCAAAAAGAAAAACAGCGAGGGCCGCAGCATCAAGCACGTCGACGGCCCACGCTCCAGCCACGGTGGTGGCGACACAGAGAACGCGAAGGTCGCCAAGAAAGCGCACCGCACCGGTCCGCGCCCGGGCACCAACACGCCGGACCGGCAAGCGCCGCACAAGCAGCGCGAGAAGAAAGAGCTGAAGCACGTCGACCAGGGAGACATCCTGAACGAGTGGTGCTCAGGCAAACGCCCTTCATATAAATGAAGACGCACTGAAGGAGATTTACCTTGTCGATTGACACTACGTTCCAACCGAAGACACCGACCTACGTGGTGGACAGCTCGGCTCCGGTCACCATCGACGGCAGGCAGGACGGCGTCACGTCGTGGCGCGTCCGCGCCGTCGGCGCGCCGGGGTATATCAAGTGGGCGCAGGGATCTACTAACCCGGGCGCCACCGTAGCGCCGGCTGTCGGTGCCGTGATGCCGAACCAGATCGGCGCGAACATTTATCTCCCGCACTATCTGGACGGTATCGGTGCCTACCTGACGTGGATCGGGAACGCCCCGTTCGCGACCAGCTCGTTTGAAGTAACAGGTGGGAGCGGAGGCTGCAGTGGCTAAGCTGACCGCAGCCACCCGTAAGAAAATCCCAAAAAAGGATTTTGCGGGGCCGGACGGGTCTTACCCCATCGAAAACGCGAGCCACGCTCGCAACGCGCTGGCTCGCGCCAGCGGGAAGCCGGTAGAGTCGCGCGTGCGCGCCGCCGTGCATAGGAAGTACCCCAACATCGGCAAGTCTCACGGTGAGCGCGCCGACAACTACGTACGGACAGGGAAATAATATGGCGGACGTTGCACCAATGCTAGGTGCCATATTTGGCATCAGCAAGACCCCGAAGGGTCAGGACAAGAAGCGCGCGAAGAAGTCGCGGGGCGAGAAGTCCGTGACGGAGCCCGAGCAGCAGCACGGTGAGCTGGCGTCCTACAAGGCGCCGACCGACGCGAAGATGGTGCGCGAGCACGCGAAGAGCGCGCTCCGCCACGCGACCGAGAGCTGGGTCTCCGGCCACATCACCACGAAAGAATGCAGTGCCGCGCACGACCGCGCGAAGCACGTCCTCTCGGGCAGGTCACCGCGCGAATTCAAAGGCATGAGCGGCGAGCGGTCGTTCAAGAAGATACGATGATCATCCTCACTCAGATTCGCCTCGGCGTCTGCTACTGCGGCATCCGCATAGACCGCTCCTGGCGGTAACGCATGGTCATAGGCAATCGATACCTGCAGGGCTCGCCGATTCTGCCGTACGCCAACGTCAAGGCGTACCCCGGCACGGATCTGTTCATGGACCTGCAGTTCGTCGATCACACGAACACGCCCGTCATCCCGACCTCGATCAGCATCGAGATCGACGATATCACGAACAGCGTGGTGATGGCTGGGCCGACGACACTGAACCCGGCCGGCGCGACGGGCACCGCGGGCGTGCCGTTTACGTACCCCGCGTTCGCAGCGACGATGTACCTGCAGTGCCTCGCGTCGATGTGGAACATGACGTTCCCGTACATCGGCTCGCAGAGCTGCCAGGTCGGCATGCAGTTCACCGCCATCGATTCCGTGACCGGCCAGCCGTTCACGTCGACCGCGGTTATCGCGATCATTGAATTGTGCGCGCTCGCAACGGTGAGCGGCCTCCAGTATTAAGTTTCTCAATTCTGTAAGGTGAGAGGTACAGAAAATGTCGAAGGTGAATTTCACCCAGCTCCTGTTGGATGATCTGATCGCGGTGGCGCTCCTGGACAAGGCTGAGGGTCGTGTACTGCTGCCAGATTGGCAGCGCATCCTGCGCGGCGAAGTCGTCGCGGTCGGGCCTGGACGGATGCTCCCGCTCGGCGAGCGCGCTCCTATGGAGTGCCGCGTCGGTGACACCGTCTCCTTCTCGGCCACCGCGGGGATGGACGCCGACTACGGCGTGGGCAAGAAAGTCCGGCTGATGAAGGACACTGACGTGGACGCGGTGATTCTATGATGCTCACCGAGGAGCTGGAAGAGGTCGGACGACGCACGCGCGTACTCCGCGACCGCGTGCTCGTAAAGGTGCTGCCGTACGTGCACCCGACGCTGGAGACGCCCGGCATCGAGATCAACAAGGGCGTCGTGATCGCGGTCGGCTACGGCCGCCGCCAGCGGCGCAAGGTCGCGTTCAAGCAGGAGATCAGCGACGGTCCGCCCGTGCTCAGCGCCGACGGCCGCGTGATGCAGTTCGCGAAGTCGAAGCTCTCTGGCAAGACGTTGTATTTCGAGGACGGTGCCGAAACGGGCGCTATCATCCCGATGCAAGTCAAGCCGGGTGATGTCGTGGAATTCAGTTTTCGGAATGTCACGCTCGTCGACTTCGACCGCTGCGGCTTCCCCGGTATCGGCCACCTCGCGTTTGTGTGGCAGAAGGCGATCTACTCCGTCGACCCAGATGAGTCGCTGAACGAGTGCCTGATGTGGCAGCAGAGCGCCGGTTACGACCGCAATGGGAACTTCATGTCGGGCGCTGAGGATTGGCATCGCGCATGAGCGAAGGCTACGGCAATCTCGGCAAGACCGACCAGACAATACCGGGCCAGCCCAAAAACCCTTGGGGGAAGTGGCCGAAGATCAACCCGGAGACCGTCGCGCCGCTGCGCGAAGGGAAGCCGGACCTGTACAATCACCAGCCGACGCGGTTCGTCTCGAAGGATGAGGCGAAGGCGCGCGGCTGGAAACACTTTTGGACCGGAGAGCTGTGCGTGACCGGCCACCGCGCCGCACGCTACGTGTCGAACTCCAGCACCTGCGTAGACTGCGTCCGCGTTGAGAAGGGGCAGCTCCCCGTCTACGGTAAGGGCGTCCCGGAGCTGGAAGAGGCGCGACGGCGCAACTACACGCAGAAAAATACCTCGGCCGCCAACACCCCGCCGCAGCCGAACGCTGCCGAAAGAAATTTTTTGGCGAAGTACGCGGAGCACAAAGACTTCGCTCTCGCCGCTGACGCCTGCGGGCGCACCGAAGCTGAGTTTTTGGCGATCTTGAGCTGGAACGCGACCTTCCGGGACGCTGTGAACCGCCTCGAAGAGAGCATTGGCGTCACCAGGACGCTGTCGATATCCGAAGACTTCGAGTGGACCGACGAGAAACGTCGCGCCTTCATGATCACATACGCCAACACGGCGGACATGAAGCAATCGCTGCGCTCGATTGGCGCCACTAACGTGCAGTTCCACAAAGAGCTGAGCGCAAATTCGGAATTTCAGCGAGATTTTGAGGACGCCACGCAGATCGCGCGGGCCGTGTTCGATCACGCAGCCGGCGCAGCGGCGGTAAAGGGTGACGCGAAGATGCTCGGCCGCATCGCGGCGAACTTTTTCCCGGAAAAATACGGCGAGAACCTCAAGGTGGACCTCAACGTAAAGCAAAACCTATCGCTGGACCAGGCACATGCGCAACTTGCCCACATCTTATCAAGATTTGATCGACAGGGTTTACTCGCCGCTGCCTCCGCAGCTGACGAAACTCCTATCGAAGCAGAATATCAAGTCGTTGAGTCAGCAGGAGACGATGAAACTCCTGCAGATCCTGAACCAGCGAGCGCAGATCCAGGACCAGACCCAAATAGTGACCTGGTTTCAGGATCCTAGCGACCATCCGGCACTGAAAAACTGCCCGCTCGGTCGGGCGCACTACCCGAAACAGATGCGGTTCTTCGCGTTGGAGAAAACCGACGACGAGATCGCGCTGTTCGGCGGAAACAGAACTGGCAAGACCCACTGCGGGTGCTACGCGGACGTTCTACACCTCACCGGGCTCTACCCGGACTGGTGGCCGGGTCGAAGATACCCGCACCCCATCGATATGTGGGTGGCAACGGACACCGCGAAGAACACGCGCGACATTTTGCAAGAAAAGTTCTGCGGAAAGCCGGGCCAAGAGCAGGCGTACGGCACCGGCATGATCCCGGGCGACCTTTTGGTGCGGCGGACGGTGAAGCACGGTCTCGCCGATGCGTTCGAGTCGGTTTTCGTGCGGCATGTGTCCGGCGGAATCTCGACGCTGCAGTTCAAGTCGTACGACCAGGGGCGCGAAGCGTTCCAGGGTACGCGCCAGCATCGGATCCACCTCGACGAAGAGCCGAAGCTGGAGATCTACACCGAGTGCCTGCTCCGTTTGCTGAGCACGGTGCCCGGCGAACCGAACGGCACGCTCGCGCTGACAGAAACGCCGATGCTCGGGGTCTCGGATCTGATGATTACCTTTCTTCCTGATCTCTCGCCCGAGCCAGACGCTGTCCCGGCCGCAGCGTGGGACATGGGTGAGGGAGAGGAGATAGTTGTCGATGAAACGTACATTGAGAACGCCTAATGTCGAGAGCCGCGATATTTTTAGACATGGATGACGTCCCACACCTCGGCGAGAAAGAAAAGAACCAGATCCTCGCGGGCGTACCCTCGTGGCAGCTACAGGCGCGCAAGTCAGGGATACCTGGTCACGGCACCGGAGCGATCTACCCGATCCCCGAGGACGTGATGAAGATCGAGCCGTTCGACATACCGTCGCACTGGCCG